ATGCGGTAATGCTCTTGCATCATCTGAAAATTGTCAGCGCATTCAATGACGCATATCAGCAACTCGACAGCAAAGAACGCTATCAATCCAACTGAAATCATTTCGTTACCCTCCAAAAAAAGCGCGCACCCAATGCTATGGATGCGCGCTTTTCACATCGTCCGAAACGATTTCAGGTTTACGATGCTGCAGCCGGCGACGCTACGGTGGACGCCAGCGCGGCAGCTGCCTGACTGGTGACGTTCGCGACGGCGTTCGACGCCGACGACACGGCCGACGACGTGGACGGTGCAACCGTCGTCACGACGCCCGCGAATGCGTTGAATGCAGCCTTCGCTACGTTGATGAACGCAACGATGGTCGATTCCAGGCCGCTCGACCACGACACGCCAAGCGCGCCAGCGATGGCCTTCACGGACGCGAGCACGGCGGACAGCTTGGACGAACCGGCGTTCTCCGCGCTCGAATACGCGGTTTCGGCCGATTGCATCAGCTGCGTGACATACGGCTTAAGCACGTTGAATTCGGTCACGACATCTTCGGCTGCAGTGAACGCCGCTTCGACGGCGGATGCGACGGTTAGAATGTTGAACATGGTTTTCATTTCCTTCAGTTGATTAGTCCGCGCGCCCTGAGAGTTTGCAGACAATTGCGTGTCGCGGCTCGCATCTTCTTTTCCAGTCCAAACTGGCCGCTTGCCTGGACTGCCCAAACGACACCCGCCGTTCGGTCTATCTTCAATTGCGTCACCTGGTCCGCCAGGGTCATGCTGTTCAGCGCTGCATCGTCCGTCATTCGCGGATACGCCGGCAGCGCTTCGTCCGGCGTATCTTCCGAGCAGCTAATGGTCGGGACCAACTGGTGCGTTTGCGCGAGCGATGGCGTCATCGACTTCGGCTTGCTGGTCGCGCACGCTGCCAGCGTTACGCACAGCATCGACAGCATCAGAATTTTCAGCGCTCGCATTTTTCAATTCCTTGTTCAGTGCGTCGGACGTGTCGCGCGACACTTGCGCGGAAACGTGCCCGACTTCGTTTGAAACTTCGACAGCGTGCGTCACCACGTCGGGCTGCTGCTTGCTGCCGAAAATGCCCTTGAACAGCGCCAGCAGGCCGTTCAGTACGGAAACGACGGTTGCGATAATCGATAGCATCACGACACCTTGTCGAATTGCGCGAGATCGTGCGCGCGCATTATTGAAACCAGCAACGCAGCATAGTTCGGGTCCGTCGCATATCCCGCTGCCGCGATGGCATGCGCGAACGCTTCGCCGTCCGTCGTGGCGAATGCCGGCGCATAGCGGTGGTTCGCCACCAGAAACGCCGCGTGATCCTGGATGCTGCCCAGCCAGTCGGAATACGCACGGAACGGCGCACGCACCGTCACACGCTGGCCGTTGATGAATTCCGTGGTCGGCATCGTGACCGTGGGACCATGCCAGGACGAATCTGCCTTGATGCCGAACAGGTTTTTCCCGCGCACAGACAAGCCCGACGCGCCCCATGCAGATTCAAGCGCAGCCTGTGCAATCGTCACGCTCGCCGGAACCTTCGAAGCTTGCATGCACTGCTGCGCAGACGGCGCCACCAGGGCGATGAAATCACTGGGCTGCATCGTTGCCACCAGGAAGCGCAGGCGAGCCAGCAGCCTGCTTGATGACGCGCGCAATCGTGAAGCTGAACCCAGCCGTAACGACAGCGCCGACGATGATGGCCGTGGGGACCTTCACGCCATGCTGCGAAACATACGCAAGCGTGCCAAGCGTCACGAAGCCAACATAGGCCGCGTGTGTACTGTAGAAGCGCCAGAACCGCTTCGCGTCGTCAATCAATTCCATCATGCCCCACCTGCCAGTGCGTCATCGTCATCGCGCTGCGGCTTGATTGCCGGCAGCACGCCGATGCGTTCCAGTAGGGGCCGCGCGATATCCCGCCAGATGTGGCGGCAAAGAAGATAAACGGTCAGGCAGAAAGCGGCGAAGCTGGCAGCTTCAGACCATGACGTGATGCCCACCAGCGCCCATACACCAGCGATTTTCGCCAGCGGGCTAATCCCCGTTTCTGTTGCTCCGTTCATTAGCAGCGCGCGCCCTACGTTTTGATGGCGCATTGTCGTTCGCTGCTTTTTGGTATTCCTCTTGTGGGTTCTTCGTTTCGCGTATCACCTGACGAACGTGCTGAACGGTGATTCCGACAGTGGCGGAAATCTGCGCGGCCGACATGCCGTCACGCGACAGACTATCAATCATCCTATCTCGATAGTTTTTATAAATCTCTGCGCAGTTCGCCGGTTGCAGAATTTCGCCGCCGAAGTGACGGCACATGCGTTCCGCATCCTTCAGGCCCAGGATGCGCACCAGGTCGTGCTGCAGCGTCAGGCGTGGAAGCGTCGGCACGTACAGCATGACGCGCGATGACTGTTTGCCAGGTGCACCAGCAACGCATCGCGGAAGCTGCCCGACAAGATATAACGCGCGTTCACGGCCAATCACGTCCGCGATTTCCTGCACTGATTTCGGCAAACGCATATCCACCCCCGTTTTGTCAACTTGTGGGATTGTACGTGATTTGCAGTGCGCGGTGAATCGTGGGGCTGTGGATTGGGACCAACTTGGGACTATGGGACAACAGGGACAAGAGTTTCTAAAGACCCCCCGACCGATAGCGCATATTTGCTATATGCTTATATATAGATCATTCTTTTCTTTTATTATCTTGTCCCACTTAGTCCCAATGTACCGCGAAGCCTTGCTGCATAAGGGTTTGCGATGGGACAAGAGCGCGATTTCTCTTGTCCCATTGGGACTAGAGTTGGTCCCAATGGACGTAAAAAAACCGGCCGAAGCCGGTTTGTCGTGCTGCGCGCTGCGCCTGGTGGCAATCAGCCGTCACCTTCGGAATGCGATTGCAGGGCGGCGTCGGCCGGTTCACCAAGGTCATAAATGGAGATACCGCCGATTTCGAACTCTGCGGACCACCTTCCCTCGAACCACTCGTCATCGTCCGTAAGGTCGTTCCGATAGGCTTCACGAACGTCACCCGGCGCATCTGACGGGTGCGTATAGATCATGCCGAGCACGGCATCGAGAAGCTGATCGCGCTCGTTGACGAAAGCGGCTTGAGGGTGATCGGTTTCGCCGTAGCCGATGACGATATAGCGCGGATAGCGCGGATAGCGCGTCAGCGTTACCGCCTGCTGCGCGATGTCAACACCCTCATAATGCGATTCAAGTGCCTCAGTAAAATCGGTAAACGCGTCTCCGTAGAAAACGATTCGATCTTCATAACGGTAGCCATATTGCTGTGCGACTTTCTTCACCGTATCGGCGCTTACGTGTACCGCCTCTCCCGCCTCGGATGCGCGGGCCGGCTGATGGGTTGCATCTGCGGTCAGGCTCCAAAATTCTTGATCGACCATTTGAGCAATCTCGGCATCGATGTTCTGTGACGAGATTTGCGAGAGTGGCTCGGATGCGCGGGCTTCTTGTAGGACAGCTTTGGCTGCGTTCATAAACATCAGCTTGGTTTCTTGGTCGCAATCGTCCCACTTATCGAACTCTTTCGGAACAAATGCCCTAGTGAACAGAATGCATCCAAGACGATCAAATAGGCGTTCATCATCGACGATGGCGGCAGGGGGATTGTCTGCCCAGCCGTACTTTCGGAGCGCATCGTTTATCCCGTTCTTTTCCTCGGTAGTCCATTCGCGGTCCATTCCTTCGAATGGCGCAATCGCCGTCATTGCGCCGACTTGCGATGCTGCGGCGCGGGCTTGCCATGCGGTCCAGGGGCTAATGATCCCAGGCCAACTTTCATATTGGCGTTTAATCCACGCCTCGAACGCCGCGCGCTCGCCGGGCTGCGCTGCCGCATCGGGGACATTGAACATGGCCAGCGATGCAACGAAATTAATGAGATTCGGCAGCGTTACGCTGGAATAGCCGTATTGGGTATAACGGCCAAGCAACTTATCCGCCGCCGCCTCAATCTGGCCTGCGGTAAGCGTTACTGTTGTGTTCGACGCTGCCGCATCAGCGGCGACGGGAGCGCCCAGCCATTCCCGCGTCTGCGCCAACATCGCATCCGCAATCTTTCCAGCATCAGCCTTCATTGTCATCCCCCAGCGCGCCAGCGACGACGCAAAGCGATACGGCAAGCACGCCAATAACGGCGCCGATTATTGCGGCGAGCACGCCAGATGCGACGAACAGTAACGTTTCCATTTAGGAATCCTTGAGAAGTAGTTAGCCGCACACCAGTTCGTCGCGGACAGCGACGGCAGCGCGCACACGCTTGGCAGCTTCGTCATCATCGAACATCGTGAAGGCGAACATTTCGCGGGTGATGGTGTCGATGAATTCCGTGCGCGACGTGTCCATGACGCCATACTGCGCAGGCGCGACTAAACTGCCTTCTGGCTGCTGGATGGGCGAGGGCAGTTCGGGATGCACCTTCGTAACATCTGCGTTCGTCAGTAGTGCCACCAGGTCGTATTGATTTTCAATCCCGTATTGAAAATATTCGCCGTTATCGGTGTGAGATTTAAAATACCCGCCATTCAAATCCGTAGAATAGATCGGATATGAGTCATTGGCGTCGCCAATCATATCAATACGCCGCAGTTCTCCGTTACGCGCCTTCCAAACCTGCCCCACCTGAAAGTTTTTCGTTTCCATACCTTTCCTTAGTTAGAGTCCACCCGCGCAACACGCACCCGCGCATGCGCTCCGATTCGAAACTGAACACGGGCACGGTCTACAGCCTGCGTATGATTATCGGCGCGAACCGTGCCCGCGTATCTCGCGCCGATGTACACCCTGAATTCGAACACCGCTCAGTACCTGTAAGTGGTTTCGAGCGTCTGGATATCATCCCACAGCGGCGGCACATGTCCTTCGTTGCGGCTGGTCATGTAGTACCGATACGACAGCGTGACATTGCCGCGCGAGATATCAGCGCCGATGACGGGCGCGACGGAAATACGGTGTGACGATTCAAGATGAACCGGAGACGGCGCACCCGACCATCCCGAAACATCTTCGGTCCACGTCTTGCGATACGCGAACACGCCGCCGACTGCGCCGAATTTCCAGCCGCTGTATGCATAGTACGGTTCGACCGTCAGCGACGCGCCAGCAACGTGGCCGGAACCGTGATAGCTCTCGGTGATGGCGCCAGCGCGCACGGTTTTCGTCGCCGTGTTGTAATCAGCATCGCTCACGGTGCATTGGCACGACGCAGACACGCTGCCGATATAGACGGCATCGGCATGCCAGTCGATGCCCCAGCTTTCGCGCGAAATCACGGCGCCCGTCAGGCCGACAGACAGCGCTGGCGCGGTCGTGGAAGTGCGGTTGTCCTGCGCGCCAGCCTGATACCATTTTCCGTCCGTGGTTCCGTAGCTCGCTGCGCCCATGCCTGCTTCCACCTGGAAGAACGATTCAGCGTGCGCCGATGCCGATGCTGCCAGTGCGAGCGCGATGATTGCGGGTTTCATGTTGATGTCCCTGTTCAGTGATTGCCCGCCGTAGCGGGCTCGGTGATTAGAGTACGTCTGCAACCTGAACGGGGCGCACTTCGTAACGGTCCCAATCGAAATCGCGATTCTTGCTATAGGCGCGGATGTTCGCGTCGGACTGCTCGCTGAACAGTCGCCCGACGCGCTGTTCCGTTGCGCGGTCGAAAATTCCATACATCATGTATTGCTCGTCCATCGTCATTCCCCTTCGTGATTGCGTTGTCGATGAAATGAATTCTACGCGCATTCACTAACGTGAATATTTGATTTTAGCTATCGCCTCACGCGGCCGATTGTTTCCGCAATTCCCACAGCGCCAGTATTGTTTCTTCCAGCCTGCGCACAGCAGCTTCGCCGCGTATCTGCAGCACGCCGCCGCGCGAGTTGCCGCGATGGTCTAGCGAGCCATACAGGTAATCCTGTCGGCGTCCCTTCGTCGGCATGTTCAGGATGGCGCGCGCTTCACATTCGTGGCGCCATTCCTCGCTGCAATGGTCCACCTTGCTGCCGTCCATCAGTGTCACCATTTTCATCAAATCGGCCTGTCGCTGTCGTCGTCGCTACGCGCGCGCCGCCGTTCATCCATGCGCGGCGGCATGCTGAACAGTCGGCGGCTGCCGGATTTTCGCGGGTCCTTTCCCGTCAGTTTCTTCAGTACCTTGCTGGCGTGTGTCGCCTGTGGCTTGTTCGGCTTGTCGTACCCGATGACGGCGAGCACTTCGGATGCCGTCATATCGCGCCATCCGAAACCAGGCAGCGCTGCCCAGTCGAATTCCTGAGAAATCATTTCTTCCACAGGGTCAACGGCTTCATGTTCTTCGTTGCGGCCAGCCAGCGCACGTTCTTCGTCGTCGGTTAGCCACCACTGTTCCCCGCGCTCGAAATGCGTTCGCACTTCGGCCCATAGCTGCTGCATGTCGATGCCATGCCGGAAGTCGCAACGCGACACGCGCACCGTCCACCAGCGGGAATTCCCCGTGTCGTCCACCAGATAACGTTCTTCGTTGACGGACGCGGACAGAACGGTGCTGCGCGGGTATTCGCTTTCGATGCGATCATACGGAAGCCGCAGCTTATCATTCGGCAGTGTCACGAACGCTTTCAGGCGCGCGATATCTGCCTTGCGGAACGTCGCATCCAGTTCGCCCAGTTCGACAATCCAGTGCGAAACGGCATTCTTAACTAGATCCTTGTTCGCCGGGTCCAGCACAGCGCCATCCAGAAACACGTTCATGTCGGCCGGCGCGAGCGCGCGAAGCCATGACGTTTTGCCGCTCCCCTGCGGTCCCATCAGCACCAGCACGCCGCGCGAGTGGAAGCCGGTTTCCTTGAACGTGGCGGCGACGGCTGACAGCAGCCAGCGAAACACCAGCGTGTCGCGCATGGCTGTGTCTGCAGCGTGCAGCGTCGCGTACAGCGCGGGCAGGCGCGTGACGCCATCCCACGGCTTAGACGCAATCCAGTCGCGCACGGGGTTGTACGCGTGACGGTCGGCGATGATTTTCACATAGTCCTGCAGATCGGCCTTCGGCATGCGATTGCGCGAACAGATGCTGGACAGTTCGGCCAGCGTGCAGTTCGCGCGGTTCGCAGCTGAATAGCTGCGGCCTGGTAGTGTCACTTCCACTTGCTTGCGCACGTGGTTATAGCGCGCGGCGATGCCGTATTCCGACATGATGTAAGCCAGGTTTTCCCACGTGTTCATGGGCTGGCCCTTGTCGGTCAGGTGCGGAAAACCGAACGGGTTCACAGCGGCGTCCAGCGGCGTGTTCGCTGCTGGCGGCGTGTTGTCGTTGGCTGGCGTCAGCGGCTTGCTGCTCGCAATAGCCCAGGGGTCGCCTGTGTTGTCCCCCATGTACTGCATTACGTCGCGCACGTCCCAGCCACGCTGTGGCGCGTCGGCCAGGTCCCATCCGTGCGGGAATGATTCATCGTCGTGGCGATACCGCACCATGTGCGTTTCGCGCGCCACGCCACGCAGTGCCGTCGCGATATGCATCATGGCGCGCATGCCAGGCTGTTCGTGCAGCGGCTTCAGTTCGCCAGCGTCATCGCGCTGGCTGTCGAAATCAGGCCACAGAAACACGCGCCGGCCTTCCAGTGCGCGCACGTTCGCGCGGTCGGCAGTTTCCACGCCGCCCATCCACGTGACGACTGCGGCACGCTCGCCGAATATCTGTTGGCCGGCGTCGGCGGCTTTCTCGCCCTCGACCACGATAACGTCTGAGTCGGGCATCCCCTGCAGGCGTTCCAGGCCGTACAGCGGGCGCTTCTTCGTTCCGGTGATGCCGCGCCACGTCCAGCGCTCGCGGCCGTCTGGATGCTTGCACCAGCTATAGGGCACTACCTGCTTGCGCTCGCCTTCGGGATCGAAGCGGCACACGTACAGCATCAGTTCGCCGTCGCCGTTGCGATACGCCCACGTGTTCGACGGTTGCCCCCAGCGCGGATGACGGAATGTCGGCGATGTCGCGTTCACAGGAACGGGGAACACGCATTCCGGCCGCGCTTCGTCCAGCTTCGCCACCTTGTTGTCGTGCGCGCGCTGGCGTGCTTCGTTGTCCAGACGGATTCCGTGATTGTCGGCAAGCTCGCGCGCCGCCGCGCCCTGGTCGTCGCCGTGGAAAAGATACGCGTACAGGCTCACCAGGTCCGCGCCGCCGTCGCCGGTTGCGTAATCCTTCCAGACGCCTTTGCGCAGATTGATGGTGAAGCTGCCGGGGTTGCGGTCGTTGCGTGTCGGGTTCGCCACAACGTATTCATCGCCGCGTCGCTCGCCGCCAGGCAGCCACGTGGGAACCAGCATTTCTGCGTTCAGCGCGTCATTGATTGCAGCGAAGTCCAGTTTGTTCACGCAGCCACCCCGCGAGCGGCCAGCGTCATTTCCAGCACGCGCAGCGCGTCTTTCGGGATGGTCTGTTCATTCGCGCAGCACCACACGCGAACAGTCTGCGCGGTGCGCCCCAGGATGTTGCCCACGGCCGCGCTGTCCAGATTGTGCGCTTCCATCAGCGCGCGCAGCTTCTTTGTTCTGTCGTTCATTGTCGTTAAATCGTGTGGCGTGAAGGCGCATTCTACCACGCGGGATTCACGGTTGTGAATTTACGCAGAAATCACGGCACGTCATTCGTTCTCACGCCCGCGCCGATAAATGTACTGTTCGCGCTGTTCGGCAGGCATGTTCATCAGCAGACGAATCGCCAGAGACACGGGGCCGGGAACGTTGATTCGGTTGCATCGCCAGAACGAAACGGTTTGCGCCGTGACGCCAAGCGTTCTAGCCAGTTCGGACGTTTTCAGACCCAGCTGGTTCTGCGCGCGAATTAGTTCGTGTGTTTGCATGATGGGAATGCCCGCCGAAGCGGGCAAGGTGGATTATGGGTTATCCTGCGTCGCGCAAGGTTCTGCTGGCGATGCTTCCACGATGCTCTGCAGAATCACTTTCCACTTGCGCCACCATTTCAGCGCACCGATATCCATCTTTACGATGCGGTCATCATCGAACGACCACCAATCGGCGAGCGCGTGAAGCTGGCAACCGATCTGCATGTGCGTCGCCGTGTACGTCACGGGCCATTTTTCGCATTGAATAGCTTTCACTTCGCGCATGTTCCCGGACGCTCCCCAAAAAGATGAAACGCCGCCCAGGTCCGCGCCGCCCAGGTTCGCGTAGCCCAGGTTCGCGTAGCCCAGGTTCGCGTCGCGCAGGTTCGCGTAGCCCAGGTTCGCGCCGCGCAGGTACGCGTAGCGCAGGTTCGCGCCGCCCAGGTTCGCGCCGCTCAGGTCCGCGCCGCTCAGGTTCGCGCCGCCCAGGTTCGCGCCGCTCAGGTTCGCGTCGCTCAGGTACGCGTCGCTCAGGTACGC